GCTGACTATCTTCTCGTCCAGATTGCCCCCACCCAAATGTCGGATCGGCAAATAGCCCGACCATCCTGCGACGGCTACGGCGTAGCCCACGACCTCTCCGTTTTTGGTTGGCCATCCCGGTCCGTTCTCCTTTATTTTAGGATCTCGCGTTTCGACATCAATTGCAATCTCCGATGCATCCGTAATATCAGGAAGGCTGTCTGGTGGAACCCATTCTGATTCTGGCTTGAACAGCGGGAATTGCATTTTAGTTATCATTTTATTTCCAATTTCTTAAAAGAGCCGCCAAGACCAGTATACCCCGCCTTGTCCACCCATGAGTCTTCGTGGTCAATCGTCTCTAACAAACGCGCAGTCTTGAGCCAGTCAAGCATCAAAGCAACGTGCTTTGGGCCTACTGCGCCGTGCGTCCTGTTGGCATTTGTAATAATAATGTTCCAACCTTCAGCTATACGCTGAAAGTTTTCTTCTGCATCGCCATAGTCCTTGGCGCGCTGTCCGTTAATCAATTCTTTTGCAGTGTCTAAGATCTCATCACGCGTCATCAGTATCTTCCTGTGGATAATATACCAGAACAAAGCTTCCGCAGGTTGGGCAGCTTAGGTTGGTGACCATGGAATATTCCGTTGCCAGAGCAAATTCCATTTCTTCGTCGCAATCGTCATCGCCGCCCCAAATAAGTTCTGTTTTGCAATGCCAACAATTCATGCTTTACTCCTAAATAGTTTACTTTCCCACTGGCAGACTTCATTAATATGGGTGTGGCTTGTCGTTGGCCGCACCATCCCTACTTTTTCAATCCAACCCAACTTTCGCAAAGAGGACATCATTGCTCCCCAGACGTTATGGTGGTACCTGCGACCTGCAAAATGCGCAAATCTTGCCGCCTTCCACAAGCCTATGCTCCGAAAGATACTTTGCCGCATTTTGATAATATTCCTGTTTCCACTCGTCATCCGCGTGGATATAAGTTCTGTCTATCTCCGCTTCAATAAAGTCAAACCGCTGCTGTTCAGAAAGGTTCTCATTCATATATGATAACTCCTCGTTGCGTCTTCTGGTTCTACGAGAAACAAATTCTCGCGGGTTCTGGTTACTGCTACATAGAAAACCCTATGTAGATCGTCATTCATATGTTCGTTGGCCGCGAACGATAGATCGGTGAACACGACCACATTATCGGCTTCCCCGCCCTTTGTTCCGTGGATGGGGCTTGGCGTTAAACTTCTCACCACGGCGCAGGAGCGCAGTGATGTAGACGCGATCCAAAGACGGGAGCTTGTCCATCGCATCACTCCAGATCAGAGTAGGTTCCGTGTTTAAGCCGTGCGTGATCCGCAGATCGTCCATCGTGACCAGAGCGCCCTCTTCAAGGTTGATTTTCTTATGGCCGCGCGCGATGCGTATCCCGTTGCCCGACATATAGTCATAGATGCTTTGCGCTACTTTGACATCTACACTACGACCCTTGCGCAGTTGTTCCCAACCGTTGATTGCAGAGCTAACTTTTTCAGAAATAGAACGCTGCCCATTGCGCTCAAACAAATAGCCTCCCATCTTTAGATCAGATGCCACAGGAAAAAGCATATAGTTGGCCTGCGCCATTATGAGCCAAGAGCCTTCCGAAAGATCTAGCTCGGACAAATCGTGAATGCGTGATACCATTCCGCGCTCGGTTCGGGGCTTGTATGTTTTTGGAAAGCGGTACTTGATACGGCTGGAGATCTGCGTTGCCAAATGGTGTACATCCGCAGGGATACGGTACGATTGATCTAGCGTCTCTGATCCCCCCTTCAAGTTAATGAAGTGATCCACATCCGCACCTGCCCAGCGATAGATTGCTTGGTCATCATCCCCCGCGCAATACATACGGTCAGAGATATCATCCAACGCATGGGCAATGTCCCACTGCATTGGTGACAAATCCTGCGCCTCATCCATAAAGCAAAGCTTGAACCGCGGGCAGCGATGCATAGCCTCTTTTGCAAACTTCTCAAGCATGTCCGTATAGTCCAGAAGACCGCGGGACTCTTTGTATTCCGTGTACGACCTGTTAATATATTCCACTTCCGCCCAAGTCTCTTCAAGGTTGGATGCATTGTACTCTGCGCGTAGAGCTACCTTCTTGAGCCGCGCCAAGTTAATCAACGAAAGCGCAGGGTGATCTGATTCAACCCCTTCGCCGTCTTCATCTACTTTTGTGGTGGTGAGCGAAATGCCCGTGTATTGCGCCAGCTCTCTAAAGTGTTCTTCTTGCATTAAGTTTTCGCGGCGTATTCCTAGCATTCTGTACGCTAAAGAATGGATCGTGCGGAAGTAGGGCAGGTCACTCTCAGGGTCCAGTTTAAAGCGCTCTGACGCCCTCTCTTTTGCCTCTCTAGCGGCCTTTCGCGTAAAGGCTAGAAAAGCTATCTCCTTCGACGGAACGCCCTCCTGAAGCGCCCTATCGACCATGTTAAGCAGGCGTGTAGTCTTGCCCGTTCCGGGCGGTCCAAAGATTCTAAACATTAAAAGGGTGCCTCATTACCTTGCCCAAAGTTGGGAGTTGGAAGGTCTGTGACGGCGCCATCAAACGAGGGCAGCGCCCACACGCGGATAGGCTTACCTTTGATCTTAACCACGGTGCTTTCGCCGTTGCGGTCACGCAAGCGCTGGGCAATCTTGTGGCTTTTGTATTCAAAGAACTTGTTTTTGCGCAGGTGCGCTTCAAAGTCCTTTAAGCGGAAATAGGTGCGGCCCTCTTCTTCGTCGGTGAAAGGACGGCGTAGTAGGATCTCTTCCTTGACAGCCGCTTGCTGCATAGTGGTGCAGAACTCTTCCAGCAAGTCGTAGAACTGTCCATCAATAGAAGCGTCTTCACTCACTTCAACCACAGCCCCTTCTGTCTCTGTCATATCTTTCAAGAGTTGGTTAATGCGGCTTTCCCATTGCTGTTTGTTTGCTGATCTTGGCATAAAGTTAAGCTGTTCAACGCAGGAGCGTTGGAAGTTAATCTGATTCATCAAACCTTCTGTATCCAACTCCAAAGGATGCCCATTCACATCCATGAACCAGACAGGGGGCGTAGAGTTGTATTTGCGCAAGTTTGCTACGACTGCGCCAGAAGACGCGGCACCAATACCAAATTTTCGGGTGCGGCATAATTCTATATTGCAGTATTGCTGGATAGGCGCATCCTTACATTTATACGCGTAATCCTTTTTGGCAACCTGCTTTGCTACAACATTAACTTCGTTGAGCGGAAGCGGCGGATCAAGAAACTGCATATTGTAAGATAAAAGTTCACTCTCCCAGCTATCTGGAAAAGCCTTGCGCAAATAGACACCAAGATCAAACAGACCGTTGTTCCGCCCGCCTTCGCTAATCTTCATCTTAGCCAAGATCTGCAAGCAGGGCGGCCCGTCTGCGATAGCGCCTTTGTCCTCTGGCTCTGACGCGTGGGTCAGTGCAGTCACTTGCTCTTTTGTAAGCGAGTACTGATCATAAAGATCAAAGAACTCGTGCAGCGTGGCAGCCGTGCCATCATCGTTGAAAGCATAGCGCAGGCCCTCTTCTGCATCGTAATACGGCATGTTCAGGAAGTTCCCGACATCGCCACGATCCAGATATAGCTGCACCTGTTTTGGAAATACTTCGCATCCGCCATAGCCCAACAGAGAGGAGATATGGTTTAACGTGGTTTGCATTTCCTTT